ATAGGTTCTCTGACCCGGTATATGTGAAGATGTCACTTGTCTGCTATAGTTGCCTATGAATCTCTGAGGAGCGATGTTGTTGTTTACGGTGAATGAACCGCTCTTTACCCTAGCAACGGTTTGACCAAATACTTCTATCGTTCCACCTGAGAAGAGATAGGGTTGATTATCTGTATCTGTAGCACTAAAATTGAATAAATTACTGGCGGTTCTCTCGTTTCTCTTTGGTACATATGTTTCTGGTGAGTCAAAGGCTCTTCTGGATACCAAGTCTAAATTAGTCTTGACCTCTTGTCCCTCTTCAAAGTTCATTGTAAGAGTATTTACTTGGCAACCCGTAAAGACTCTTGAGTAGATATCTTTGAATGGTCTAGCAGTGGCTTCGTTAGAATCTCCCTCTGAACCAACATAATAGTCATCAGTGGC